TGTTGGAAAGACTCTTGCGTCGTGTGTGTCTTGATGTCTTAACGAATCATCATGTGCTATTATATCATCTTCACTGTGGTGTGCGTCCATGAGTTGTTCCATGAAAGTTTGATCTCCCCACGTATAGCCCGAAAAGTGTTTATACGATTTACCAAAAGCATCAAGATGTTTTAGCATTTCCTGTTCGATAGAATAGTTTTTAAGTTTTGGTCTACATCCCCACATCCCTCCTTGGATTTTCATGTTATGTGGAGGTGCATCACGCATAGAGTGTATGGTCTTTCCACTTTCAATCCACTCAGAAACAGCAGCAGACTCTCTCGAAGTTAATACAGAATCAGCATCACGAATTATTACTGCATCATAGTTATCATCATCAACTGCAACAAAGCGATGAAACATACCATGTAAAGGACTTTGTGACATATCGACTAACTGACATCCTTCCTCCTCCAACTTTTTGAGAATTTCGGTAGGAACATCTGGTTCATGGTATACCCTAATATCCCAGCCCGCATAATGCTTTTCGCGAGCCGGTAGATTTTTAAAAATGTTTATAATATACCGGGGATCATTTCCCCACAAAGAGAAACTGATCAGCCCCTTCATGGAGACACCCCATGCATGTCATTAACTATAGCTCCAAACAAAACGTCATCAGACATGGGCATATTTGTAACTCGTGCGTAGTTGTCCTTGACAGCTTCCATCTTACTCTCATACAGTTCCTCAGTAAGATCGTTTATGTCAAAGTCAGGTGTTAGAAAAATAATACCATCTTCATTGAAGTATTCGCCAATATTGGGACATCCCCAATAAACTGGAATTGTTCCATTTGCAAAACAGTCAGTAATTTTTTCGGTATAATAATTGTTATATGAATCGTTTTCTATTGTAATAGAAAACCTATAATCTTTGATTGCTTCTGTTTTGGGGGGATGTGCAGAGGAAGCATATGCATCAGTTGTACCGATCTTCGGGGAACCCAATAACCCACCAAAAAGATCAACCTGATCAACATATTTTTCTGCCAACTGATGTCGTAGAGCGTGTCCCTCTGTGCTCTTCTTTGGTGAGGCTAAGAGAGAACAGTTCTTTGTTTTCTGATGTATACCATATTCGTTCACCGGCGTCCACGGAGCATTACTTCCACTGAACGACATCTTAAACCTATCATCGAGAGAAAGAAGCGTTTGGTCACAGGTAAATATAGCATCGAAGTACTCAAAATATCTCTGGTAATTCGACTTTAGTGATGAGTACAGTTCAGGAACAATTGCACGAGATTCACACAACCAACCATAAAAACGATATCCATCCTTCTTGGGGTGAGTAGTAACCATACTCATACCATTGTCAATGAAAACTTGTACTGGACATTCCTGAGACACCCATTTAAATTTCACAGGGTTCCTCTTCCCACAAGAAGAGCCGTCTTGCAATCTAAAGGGTGGGTATAGAGCCTGCATTTTATTTTCCCGTGACTGATCAAACTCCCCTCCACTCAAACCAACATTGACATTGGAAGTTGCATTCATTACTGTGCATAGATTTTCTTGGGGACTGAATGTAACAATATTCGCACCCGGAACATTTTCAGTGAATGTTAAAATCAACTGCTCATGATCACTCAAACTATATTCGCCCACAGCCGCCTGTGCTTCTTTAGTCTTACACTTAGCCACCCACTCCCGTATGAACGCAATGCTTTTCTCGGTATTGTTAAAATAGATCAATGCACTATGTGGAGTCTTACCATCATGCTCACGAAGACAAACAGCAATATCACAATTCAAACCATAAAGCTGTGTAGGTAAACTATTCACAACACAATCAGCATCAATCCAGATGACAGGCTCATCCAAATTAATAATTGTGTTTAGAATGAATTCTGGCTTCATTAAGCAGTTCAACATATAATTATCGTGAGAGGGTAATTCTTCAATGTGGTGTGTAGCACCTAATTGTTCCAACCTAGCCGCTAACTTCGCAGCACAGTTCCTATAATAATCAGTTCCGTTCCTATCACTGAAAAAACTTATAAATTTAGTCTTCATTTGATTCTCCTATAAAAATTAATCTTCATTTCTTCTCCCGACAGATTGCCATTCAATAACGTCTTCAGTCATACCCATTTTCCTCAAAGAGTCTTTCTTGGAGTTGACATCAGAAAGACCCATCACCATTACAGTGCTTTCTGTTTCTTCACCGGGCCACACGCAGTAGTCACCCCCAACAAACTCAATATTAATTTTTGGCATATACTCATTGAGCACACCAAACAGTGGTTCGTGATCAAAAAGCTCCGCATTCGCAGCCAAATTTTTATTAATTTCAGCTACCCATGTCTTGAGAAATGATTTTGCATTGTCAGTATTATTGAATAATAGTGGAGAGGCTTTTATACCAGCTACGTTTGGTATTGCAGTTGAGATCACAACATCAGTGTCATCTGAGAAAGTGTCAAAAGCATCTGGTGATTTCAAAAGAACCGTATCGATATCAAGCCACAGGATGGGACATTTTCCCTCCTCTAGCTTATCCAAAATATACTTTGGTTTTCTGGAGCAGTTCAGTTTATATGAACCTAAAGAATTTAACTGTTCGATTTCATATGGAACACCAAAATGTTCCAACGATTTAATTAAATCTACCGAGCATTTTTCATAGTAGAACGAATCATCTACATCGCAAAAATAACTTATCACCTTGTAATTCATAATAAATATTATCCAAAATCATTTTTTACCTATATGGTATTTAGGTACCAATTCCCACTCATCTTTGTCTCTGTGAGAGATAATTTTAATTTGTGCAAGACTTGCAACAGGAGATTCTGTTTCACTTTTATCTATTATATCACACAAATTCCATTCATTCAATAGATTAACTATGGTGTTTCTTCTAGCAACATCATCATCAGAAATATCAGAGGACAAACCATCCAAAATAAACAACTCTTTAAAATGCATAATTGCATATCTTCCTCTCTTGTGAAGAATATGGCATGATTGAAAGAGCTTGTTTTCCTTCTTCGAAGAAACACCAATTCTTGTCAAAGTTTCTCTGATTTTTAAAAAATCATCTTTTTCTCTGAGAGTTACTTCGACTCCAAGATCATTAAATATATTTTCCATTCTTAATACTCCATACCTAATCATAGTATAGGCAGTAGTATTTATCTATTTTCGACTCTCACCACCCTCATTCACCATCTTACGCATCCATTCAAAATCATCATCCGATAATATATCTAATATTTCTCTCGCCTTTGAGTCAGAATATCCATAGATTCTTTTTACCAAATCAAGGTTTTCTTCAGATTCCCTTCTCAACCATTTACTATATCGCTTGTTCTTTCGTATCGAACCACGAAGATAATCAAATTGCATTCTCTTGTGCATATGTCCTCGTTGATTCATTTCATTGACGTAGAGAACGGTATCAATAAAATAAGACAAACATCTGTTCACAACAAAAGGAGTATATTCTTTCTCGACACTTTCATCTTCCGTGTCGAAAAGATTTTTCTTGGTATAGTTGATGGCGTTTAGGTACTCACTCAGCTTCATCAGGTCTCTTTACGGCAAGTAAATTGTGGGAACGGACAAGATCCAATGAAACATCACCCTCGCTGTAATAGCAACCGGGATCTGTACCGTACTTCCAATAAACCAAATCACCCTCCAGTAGATCCTCTGTCACATCAGGACCGACAGACACAACCTCACTCCATGTCATTAGGTTGTCGGGAAGATCATCCTTGTACAATATTCCCGCTTCACTGACATGCTCTTCCCTAAAAACAGTTTTAAGTGCAACCCAGTTGCCATACGCTCTAAATTTGCTCATTTAAATTCACACTCCATCATAAGTTCGACGATACACGCCGTAAGATTAATTTCCTGATCTGCAACAAAAGCAGATTTGTATTGGTAATCGGCCAGGATTAGAATTGCTTGCGGAATAGATGAAGGCTGAAAATATTCATGTAACCCTTCATATATTTTTCGGAACAATTCTGTTTGTGAGTTGTCAAGATTAGAAACAACCCACTTCCTAGCGTCCGTAAAATTCTTCTTCTTCATAAAAGAAGCAAGGTCTTTGACTTGAACCTCACCTATTTGAGAAAGAATCCCAACGTCAATAACTCCAGCAACAGAATATCTCTGAAGTTCATTCAGAACTCGTCGAAAGTCGGGAAAGTACTTGGTAATCAATTGAGCAAGAATAGAATCCTCATATGGAATATTCTCACTATCAAGTATATACCTAACACGCTCCATAAACTGCCCAGCAAGAGTGGGCTTCTCTTCTGAAGGAATACTAAATTCAATATTTGTACAACGAGAATGAATAGGAGAAATGATTCTATTCTTGTAGTTGCATGTGATGATGAANCTACAATTGTTTGCAAACTCCTCAATAGCACCACGAAGAGCAGGCTGAATACTCTGAGCGTTACTGTAATCAAACTCGTCCAAGATCACAATCTTCTTACCACCACTAATAGAAACTGTGCTGGCAAATGTTCGAATCTTTGTTCGGAGGGTATCGATATTCCCATCCTCAGAGCAATTGATAATAATAAAATCTGCATCCAACTCATTGCAGATAGCACGAGCAACGCTAGTCTTACCACAACCAGCACCACCCGTTAAAAGAAGATTTTGACATTCACCAGATTTCACAATATCCTTGAAGGTTGACTTCAGAGCGATAGGTAAAATACAATCATCTATCGTCGAAGGACGATATTTTTCTACGAGTAGACCTTGCATAATTATCCAGTATAAGTGCTAGTTGACTCAAGAGCAACCCAATATGTTACGTCAACACTAGTGTTGATGAATTCACTCACGACCTTCTCTGTAATATTGACAGTATAGTCACCCGGAATAAATCTAAGATTTTCGATCTTAAAATGAAAATCAAACTCTGCATTAGTATCATTCACACCAACATCAATAGAATAATCATTGCTAGTCGGTTCACTCTTGTCTAACACTACAGCAACAATCGCCCCGTTCTTTGATTGGATCGCAAGATCTGGTAACTGAAGAACTGATGCGGCTCTGAGAATTTCTTTGAAGACCGAATCGGGAAGATTAAATGATACCACAGTATCGGGCATATCTAACTTCTTAGTTGGTACTGTCAGTAGGGAAGGTTCTGAGTAATAATATTTTACACAGGAACCACTTGTGCTCTTAACCAAAACATACTTATCCTCGAATTCAAAATCGGGATCTTGGAAAAGAGAGATTGTACCGAGAAATTTCGATAGATCCCAAATACCAAATTCAACATCAAAATGCTCAGGAACTTTTGCTTCTGACATCACATTCTTAGCGCCTGTAATTGTGCTCAGAATGTTTCCGGGTTTTACCAAAATGTTTGAATTAATTGTAGAAAAGTTTTTAAGAATTTCAAATGTCTGCTTACTAAATTTCACCGCGAATCACTCCAGTCTTCCATTTCCATATAATCATCATAATCTAGATTTCCTTGTACAAGATCTTTTAAATTTTCTTTAGTATTATGTCTTCTTTTTTTGCGAGTGTTCTTCGTAGATTTGATACGAGGCTCGTCTTTGTCCCAGCTATAAGAAACTTTATTAATATTTTCTTTCTTCATTATTATACTACATTTTTCTTAAAATTCAACCCATTGTTTTGTATCACCGTCATCAAAATAACTATACTTTTTCCCTGTAACTGAATTTACCCACGAATCCCCGACTTGAGGATCTGGGGGAGCACTCGATCTAAAAGAAATTCTTTCAGATCCCCATGGAATCCAATCAGAAGATAGATCAGGACTCAAACCAGAAATAGCCGTGGTTGCAATGAATGCTTTCCCCTCAAAAAGCACCACATCACCACGAGAATATAAAAAGTTTTGTCCTGTATCTGAAACAGAAGCGAATTCGCCTCTAAAGGTATTTTGCATTGGAAGGGGTGTATTTGTCATTTTATGACTTTCAATATCAACGTATCTTTGTTAATTCTGCCTGTGGCTTCTTGTTCCTTCGCACTCAATGTATTTATTTGATTCACAATTCTAGCAGGTGCAGAAGCAGCAACGGAACGAACCCAATCGTTATTTTTACGTCCACAAGACTTGACAATAGCCGAATCAAAATCCTTTAGTGTACTACCCTTGATCGACAATCCAGATTCAGAGGAATAGAGTGCAATTTTCTTCTGCTTTGTATTATACAATAAAACTCTCTTGGCACCAATGATATTCTTGGGATCTACACTCTCACCAATGCCACTAAATCTATCAAGATATTTCAAAGACTTAACCAATTGTTCCGGCTTAACTTTACGCTTACGCCTTGTGACTGTACCCTTTACAGTAAATTCATTGACAATGACTTCGAGATAGGAACGCAACCTACGCAATTTAGTGGTATTGAGATATGACCACCCCTCAACCAAATCATCATCATCCTCACTAAGAACGGCATCAATTTCAGTGAGAAGTTTATTAAAGTGATTAGCGATTTTCTTTGCTTCTCTTGGCTTTACTTGATTGGTTATTATGAGAGCTTTTACATTTCTTCTTACTACACTATCATTTGACTG